CGGAGACGCAGGTAAACATGGTTATTGGTGCGCCGCCAGCGCCATCCGGCGTTGTCTGGACTCCCGGCCTGTTCTCTGCTGACCTTGTGCCTGTCATGCGCATTACGGCAACGACAGACACATCGTTTGAGTTCTGGTACTCCGGGCAGAACCAGATTGTCAATCCTGACGATATTGAAGACCAGGCTCAGTTCCTCGGGCGCTCTAACCAGTGGACGCTTCATGGTCTACAGGCTGATAAGACGTATTACGTTTATGTCCGCACCAAAAATGCTTTCGGGGTATCGGAGTTCGTTGAGGCATCAGGCCAGGCGTCATCAGACATTCCTGGAATGATAGAGCTCATTGATGAGCAGATCCGCGAATCAGATGCGTTTAAAAATGTTCAGCAGGGTGTCAACACCAATCTGGACGGTATCATGTCGAACGCGCTGGCGAACCACGGCACTGTTGAGCACCAGTATCAGCAGTACGGTGAGGTACGTGCCGATATCCTTGTTGTGAAAACAACTGTCGCTACTGCCGAGCAGGGGCTCGCCGATCTTTCCACTTACGTACAGGCACAAATAGGCCCCGAAGGAGAGTTAACCTCAGCCGTAAATCAGAAAATGACCGCTGAGGTAAATAGTGATGGGACTGCAAAAGCCTCTTACACACTCAATATGGGGATTGTCAGGAACGGTGTGAAATATAACACCGGATTCGGCATGTCTATCGAGCCATCGGGGAATAGCTATAAATCTACCGTTGTATTTGCCGCGGAACAGTTCGGCATTTATTCCGGTAATAACCCCGGCAACTGGCAGGCTGCATTCTTCGTCTATAACGGACAGGTATTTATTCGTAGCGCATTAATTCAGGAAGCATCCATCGATTTTGCGAAAATTACCGATTCACTTCAGTCTGCAAACTTTATCCCCGGTGGTGGTGGACGCGGATGGAATTTACCAAAATCTGGTAGCCCAGAATTCCATGGGAAACTCTATGCCGACAGCGGTGAATTTGCATTTAACGGAGTGAATAACGTTACTCGCATTGACGGCAATGGGATCACAGTAAATCTCTCAGGAGGTGGTCGTGTTGTTGTTGGACGATGGACATAAGGTGAAATATGCCGGAAGGAATACTGATAGATTATAACGATGGCCGTCCTGCGATGGCGATTACAGCGGGGCTCCGTGCCCCGTCATTCTGCACAAGTTTTGCTGGTTACGGTACGGGGGCAAACCAGTTTCAGGTTAATACTCCATTAACGTCAGGCTCCACAGTTTTTGTTTTACCGACACGTCCGGTTGACGTTCAGGAGTTCGCAGACAATCAGACATGGATAGTTTTACCGATATATATGACATCCGTTACGAGAAACGGAGACAACGGTGTGACTGTTAACGGTACAAACAGGGGAAACTACCAGCGAATACCAAACTGGGCAGGAACTGTATTTGAAATTCTCCCTGCTGCTACTTACAACGAAGGACTTCTCGTTTCCAACTCTACTGATTTCACTGCAATTTCGAATCAGGCAAGATTAATGACATGTGCTTATGTTGGCACGGTGACAGTCAACGGCTCGATGGCGCTTCCCGTATCAGGAATACCATTCGGGAAGTGGGATAACAATAATGTGTCTGTAGGATTTGACGGAGCAAATATTATTGTAAGAGACATCAATTACTCAGGACGGGATGATGTTTCCGCATCTGTAACAATGGAACTGGTAATTTTCAATAATACCGCGCCTGTAGCCGGTGATGGCATTACCATGACTAATTCGGCTGGGCAGGTGACATTTTCAACAGTGAAGCGCCCATTTGTATATGACCAGCAGCTAACGGTAACAGACAATAATCAATACATAGGTGATAAATATTGCCAGATAGTATTTACAGGTGCGCAGTCAAGACGAGTGGATGGATATTTTAATATAAGGAAAAAGGGCGTGGTAATGTCAGGTGGAAGCATCCGGTCAGCGTATAATCAGGTTGTTGGTAATTACAATGACAACAGATTTGATATGACATTTAATCAAAATATCAATATGCCAATTCTTGTCCTTCCGGATATGTATTGAGGAAATATTCATGTCAGCAGGAACCTTAACTCTTACCAATGACACAGATGCTGTTACTGGCAGCGGCACAGCGTTTACAGCAGAACTTGCTGCTGGCGATTTTATTGTCGTAACTGTCGGCGGCATCCCTTATACACTTCCGGTTAAAGCAGTAAATAACAATACATCACTGACGCTGGTTAGTGTTTACACAGGCCCGACACAATCCGGCGCTGCGTGGTCTGCCGTGCCTCGTGTTGCTTTGAACATGGTCACGGCTGCCTTGGTGGCTCAAAGCGCTGAGGCATTGCGAGGACTGAATTACGATAAGCAGAACTGGCAAAGCATTTTTAGTGGAACCGGCAACATAACAGTCAAGTTACCTGATGGTTCTGCGTGGAACGGCCCTGCGTGGAATGGCATTACGACAGAACTAAATAAAAAGGCCAACGCCAGTGATCTCGGTTCTGCTGCTTCGAAAAACACTGGGTTAAATTCCGGTGACATAATGACGGTTGGGTCTTTTGGTATTGGTGCCAAAGATGGTGCCTATGCATTTGAAGTCAATGACTTTGGTGCAGTTCAGGTCGCAATGTCAGGTAGCGGACTCAGGACATATCGAAATAATGGTTTTCTTGGCGACGGTGATCAAAGTATTGCGCAATACAGCCCGACCATATGGGTTGGGACCGGGGATACCTGGGCATCATTATCGTTGCCGTATAGCCCTGCGGGGAAAATTGCGGTGGCATCAGGTAGTGAGTCTGCGGGCCGTATGGTAGTGAGGTTGCTATGGGATAATAGCAACACTGTCGTTGATGGTAATGGATTTATTAAACAGGCATCGCCGGTTGTCAGAATTTTCTCTGATGGAGGTTATGAAACGAATGATGAATCAGAAGGTGTGGTCGTAACCAGGATACAGACTGGCGAGTACCTTATCGAGGGGTGCACTGGCCTTAATGCAGATGCAGCATGGGGAGGGATTGACGGTGGATTTGAGATCCCCGTAGACCGAAATAAACTTGCTCGCATCTGGATCGATTATGAGGTCAATGCTGACGGTTCGGTACTGGTCAGAACGTATCACCGGGTTCATCCCTCAGCACCTCCGTTTGCTCAGAACAGAATAGGTAATACTGATATTAGCGGCATGTTTACTGAAACTGTTGCTGATGGTGAACCAGTCGACATTCCTGCAGATTCTTTTGTGTCTGTACGTGTGGAAATGCCGGAAAACAGCATCTGGAATAAGAAACAAGAGGCTACTCGTATCGCTATGGAGGAAGCCAGGATGAAAGAATGGCGGACAGATGGTAATAATGTGTAGCGATTATTTATGATGTGGGGCTGTCGACGCTGTACAGAAAGTTCCCGGCCTCTAAACTGGCTTAAATATGCGCATATGGCAATACCACCAGAAAATTTACAAAACCCATAATTTGAATTGAGAGAGAAACTTACAAACGAAGAGATGAATAATTAAACAGCCGTAGCGACTCCTGTATCTTGCGCGTATATTCAAATGAAACTACTGTATATAAAAACAGTATTTGGGTATGGATTATGGAATTTTTCAGACCTACAGAGTTGCGCGAAATTATTTACCTGCCATTTTTCAGTTATTTAGTACCGTGTGGCTTCCCAAGTCCCGCGGCAGACTACATTGAGCAGCGTATCGATCTTAATGAGTTGCTCGTTTCTCATCCCAGCTCAACGTATTTTGTCAAAGCAACGGGTGATTCAATGATTGATGCAGGCATCAACGACGGTGATCTGCTGGTGGTGGATAGCTCACGAACTGCTGAACACGGCGATATTGTTATTGCAGCCGTGGATGGGGAGTTTACTGTTAAACGCCTGCAGCTGCGACCTACAGTTCAGCTCAATCCGATGAACAGCGCTTATTCGCCGATCATCGTCGGCAGCGAAGACACGCTGGACGTATTCGGCGTCGTTACTTTCATCGTTAAAGCAGCGAGCTGAGTATGTTCGCACTTTGCGATGTTAATTCGTTTTACGCCAGTTGTGAAACTGTATTCAGACCAGATTTGAGGGGGCGTCCGGTTGTCGTACTGTCGAACAATGATGGTTGTGTGATTGCGCGCAGCACCGAGGCGAAGCAACTCGGTATCGCAATGGGTGAGCCATACTTCAAACAGAAAGAACGCTTCCAGCAATTTGGTGTTGTTTGCTTCAGCAGTAATTATGAGCTTTACGCTGATATGTCGAACCGGGTAATGACCACACTCGAGGAGATGTCGCCGCGGGTAGAAATTTACAGCATTGATGAGGCTTTTTGTGATCTGACGGGGATACGAAGCTGCCGGGATCTGACAGATTTCGGGCGCGAGATAAGAGCGACGGTCCTGAAGCGCACGCACCTGACTGTTGGCGTAGGCATTGCCCAGACGAAAACCCTTGCCAAGCTGGCTAACCATGCTGCGAAAAAGTGGCAGCGCCAGACAGGCGGGGTGGTTGACCTGTCGAACATTGACCGCCAGCGTCGGCTGCTGGCACTGATACCCGTAGAGGATGTGTGGGGTGTCGGTAGGCGTATCAGCAAGAAGCTCAATGCCATGGGAATCAAAACGGCTCTGGATCTCTCAGAGCAAAGCACCTGGATTATCCGCAAGCACTTTAATGTGGTACTGGAACGAACGGTCCGGGAGCTGCGTGGCGAACCATGTCTGGATCTGGAGGAGTTTGCGCCGGCAAAGCAGGAAATCGTCTGCAGCCGGTCATTCGGAGAACGCGTTACCGAATACGAACAGATGCGCCAGGCTATCTGCAGTTATGCTGCCCGTGGTGCTGAAAAACTACGTGGTGAGCACCAGTATTGCCGTTTTATCTCGGCGTTCGTCAAGACGTCACCGTTCGCGCTTAACGAGCCGTATTACGGCAATTGCGCGTCAGTGAAGCTTCTCACACCCACTCATGATTCCCGCGACATCATCAACGCTGTTGTTAAGTGCCTGGACAAAATCTGGCAGGATGGGCACCGCTACCAAAAGGCTGGCATTATGCTCGGGGATTTCTTTAGCCAGGGTGTCGCACAGCTTAACCTGTTTGATGACAATGCCCCACGTGCTGGCAGCGAGAAGCTGATGGAGGTGCTGGATCAACTCAACGCCAAAGGCGGGAGGGGGACGCTGTATTTTGCAGGACAGGGCATCCAGCAGCAATGGGCGATGAAACGTGAGATGCTTTCGCCGCGGTACACAACAAGGTTTTCCGATCTGCTGCGCGTTAAGTGACAGGCTCGATCATCTCTGGTCCCTGATTTTTCACATTGCCAACAGCTCGAGTCACGGCGTGCCAGATAAATTTATCTGCCTGCACTGCCCCGTCTGCTGCTATCTCTCCGGCTTCCTTTCCGCCAATATCCTGCCGCATCCATTCCCGCGCTGCTTCAGGTGACAGAACGAGAGGGCGGCGGTCGTGAATGTCTACCAGACCTTTATCGGCTGCAGCGGTGACAATCAGGAATCCTTCGGCATCATCACCGCGTTCGAACGGTATGCTGCCGATCGCCGCCATGAATATTGGCTGGCCGTCAGCCCGGTGGATGAAGTATGGCTGTTTCTTGTCGCCTTCCTTCTTCCACTCAAACCAACCATCAGCAAACACGATAGCTCGGCCATGTTGCCATAGCGGTTTAAACATTCTGCTGGAGGGCGCTGTCTCGACGCGGGCGTTAATCAGTGGAGCTTTATCCCACCATCCGGGAGCGTAACCCCAAAGCACCGGGTCGAGATGTAATTTTTCATCACGTTCACTTAGTAGCAAAACTTTGGTGCCTGGTGCTACGTTGAATCTCCCGATCGGTTCAGGATCATATGGGATGTTGCGTTCTGCTTCTTCAGCGAGAAGAATGAGGTAGTCTTCACGCGTCATTGACTGGGCAAAGCGTCCGCACATAGAAACCTCCAAATTTACAACAGACAAAAAGTATAGAAGTTATGGACAGTAGGCGGTGGATTTATGGGGCAAGGATGGGACAAAAATATCTATTATGGGGCATGAATGGGACATTATTGCACATATGAACTTTGCCGAAATTCATATGCACTAGATTAGTAATGAATTGATTATACTAAAGAAAGCACATGCTCCTGGGCGTTCTTTAATGATTTTTAAAATGCCCGCGTCACGCAATTAAAGTGGTGGGCATACTCTTCCAGACTGGTGATGCCGAGCCGCGCCCATTTCGGGTGCGACCATTGCGGCAAGCCAATGTAGATCATAAGGCGTTTAAAATATCCTCTACGCTGCGTACCCGGCCAATGCGCGGGAAAATATGCGTCATACTGCTCTGATGCTGCTCACTGCTGGCGGCGCTACAGGCATCTTCGGCAATAATAAGGTTAAACCCCAACTCCCAGGCGTTACGCGCTGTGGATTCGACGCCGATATTGGTTGAGATCCCGCACAATATGATGGTGTCGATACCCCGGCGGCGAAGCTGTAATTCCAGGTCGGTGCCGTAAAACGCGCCCCACTGGCGTTTAGTCACTACCAGATCGCTGTCCTTTTTACCCAATGCCGTAGGCCAGGTCCACCAGTTTTCCGGCAACGCGTGCGCAGGCGTTGCGGCATCCACCGGCTGTTTTAACGCTTCGGCATAATCATCAGACCATCCAACGCGTACCATAACCAC